GTGCCCTTTAGCACACTGAAAGTCAAATATTCTCTTCATTTAGTTCCTCATAAGCAGTTTCAGACAATTCCTTTAGTCCAATTAAGTAGTCTAGGATGTCTACCTGTCCTTTGCGGAACTCTATATTGTCTTTGTCGCAGTTGCGGATGTTTTCATAAGCAGTCCGCATATCTAAAAGGTCTTCAATGAGTTGTTTCCAGGCCGTGCCTGACATCATTTCTAACCGATATTCATAATATTGTTGTAATTCTGGCGACATTATAGCAATTATATCATACTTTATTTAATTTGTCAAGAGTTTTAACTCTGACGTGCTGCAACCACCTGAAGATTAGCGATTTCCTTCTTGGTGTTGATGTCTTTTTCCTTTAGAGCAAGGTTAGCGACCTTTACACGCCTCTCAAACTCACCAGTAGCGTCCTGACCATTGCCTAAGTACTTGGAGGCGCTGGCAGCGATATTGGCCTGTAGTTCGGCAGGCTTCAAACGAGCATCAATAGCCTCATTTTGTGTCTTGGCTTGCTTTAATTGCACGTCTGCCTGCAGGTCTGCTATCTCTAACTGTGCCTTTTGGAGTTGCAACTGCAGTGCTGCCTGTTGTGCCTGCTGTTGTTGTGGGTTAGGCTGCATCATCTGAGCCAGTTGCTGAATCATTTCCTCACGATTAGACAGGCTAGAGTGCTCCATGATGGCTTTTAGCACCATCGGAACCACAGGACTGTCAGGTCCAAGCGTCTTTAAGAGGTTCATAAACTGCATCTGCTCATATTCACGAGCAATAATGCCCAGATTGGAGGCCGGCACAAAGTCAAAGTCCTGTGCAGGGTAGCGATCTGGGTCAAACTGCATGAATCTATAGGCAGATTTCTGCACAAAAGGAATCAAGAACTGCTCTTGGAAGTTCACAAGTGTGCGTTTATTCTTCTTAATGATGGCTGACAGTGCTGGATTTAGTCCACCGCCTTCTGCACCGGCTGCTGGCAGTGAAGCAGAGTCCACAGTGCCGGTTGCCATGAGCAACATCTTCATAAACTCACCAGCAGTCTGTAGATTACCTGGGTCAGTGGTGCCAAACTTAAAGGCTTGTAGCACTTCATTTGGGTTACCATTAGTCAGAATGGTCTTACCAGGTCTTACTTCAAACTTACTACCACGAGGTAGGCGGGTTGCATCAATACCCATCATCGGTACAGTAGTCAATGCAAGGCTATCTAGGTGTGCACGAATCTGTGCATCGATTGCTTTCTGACAGTTATAGCCTTTCTCAGCGATGCCACGGCCCCAGAAGCGATTGGGCATAGAGTCATACTGAAATGCTACCAGAGGTCTGTCCTTCATCATGTAAGGCGACTGTTCTGCCTTAAGCAGATACTGGTCATTCGCAATCACAATGATGGCTTCTACCAGTTCTGTGTACTCTGCCGCATCTGTACCAAACTCTTCAGTCTTATCTTGGAAGATTTTAACGATTTGTTCTGTGTCTTCAGACTCAATTAAGAACTTAGGCACAAGTCCGTAGTAACGCAGTAGAAGAACTTTATCTTGCTGGTACTCAATGGTTTCCTGTACTGGCTCTAAGTCAGAGTCAACAGCGGTAGGACCAAAGTTAGGAACCTTCTTATAGACACCAGACTCCATGCCTGCAACAACAGAGTGTAGTGACACATACTCTTCAATTGCACAGCCAAGAGCATCTTCAATACCAGTGGCATTGGGGTCAATTAAGAAGTTCTTAGGATTGATTGGCTTTAGGCCAACAACAAAGCGGTTACGCTCTTCTACACCAACAGCAGTCATTCCCATCTCTACGATAGGACGTGATGCCGGCGCTAGGTCAGTCTTTTCAGAGATAGTAATCTCACCAATACCGGTGCCATACACAGCACCTAACACAATCACATCAGAGACAGACTTACGAACACGCTCTTTCTTAAAATCTTCATACATCTGGTTCTTGACTTGTTCGATGTCAATACGATTCTTATCTTGGATGTCATCAACAATATCAAAGAACTTCTCACCACGACCAAAGACAGCCTCTTCAATCTCAGCCACTGAAGTCTCAATGGCTTGTTGCAGGGCAGGTGTGACAATCCTGGAACGCTCAGAATCCCTGGTACGGTCTTCACCGGCCCAGATGCCACGCCAGAGGCGCTCATAGGCTTTCCACTCTTCTAGATAGTTCTCATCTCGCTGGTTACGCCAATCCTCACAGCGGGATAGCACCCAACCAGTAATCTGACTGTCGCGGCTGTCGTAGGTTTGCTCGTCCATTATTAGTCCTCAACTGTGTTTTCGATGCTATTGCCGAAGACATCAATGTATTCCTCTTTGCCTTCTTCTTCGGAGTCTTCCTCTTCAGCCTCAACAGGCATAAAGATGTCTTTATCTTTAAGGCCAGCCTCTTTAGCAGAAGTGATGATAGTCATGAGACACTCTGCACTAAACTTCTTCTCCATCTCTTCTTTGATAGTCTCAAAGACATCAGGGTTCTTAACTAGCGTATCCCAGTTAAGAGGCACAAAGTCCTCAGTGTTATTCATCATCATATACATCTTTAGTCTCCTAATAAGCCGCTATTGGGTCCATGGGAACAAATTCTTCTTCTTCATAATCACTGACATACTCAGCGATAGCAATCTGGTCAATGTAACTAAGTGCATCGATTAGGTCATCGTGTACTTGGCTGTTGGGAAAGTTAAGGAGTTCATCTATGAGTTCTCCATTCCAGTCAGCCTCGTTTAGCACAATCTTGCCATGCTCAAACCTACCCTGCAGTGCCCAAGTAATCCTATCTGCTTTTTTCTTGTTACCGTGTGTTAGGTCTTCAATACGAAAGTAGGTGTTATACTTTCTCATCAAGTCACTAAGATACGGCAACACTGCATTCTTTAGTGCACCACGCTCAATACCGATGCAGACAGGTTCATAGTCTCTGACCACATCAAATATCCTTTGTGCAGTCTCTTTAATGTCCCATCTACCATACTCAACACTGGCAACCCACCAGCCATCTGTAGTTACTTTTACTACAGCGATGGCACTTCTATCTAATCTCTTTTTCTTAGCAGTGGTAGCAATCGCTACATTCTCAAAGCCAGCAAGGTCAACAGCAACAAAGTAGCGACCACTATCAGGCTCTTCGTCATCTACTTTGATCCACTCTTCTTTAAAGATGCCTCCTGATGCTGCTTCAAAGGAGGCCAAGAACTCGGTCCTAAAAGCAAAACTGGACATACTTTTCTTTGCTGTTTCAATTTCTTTTGGGTCCAGCAATGGGTTATCAAAACTGGTGAAGTGCCAGGATTTGTAATCTTCATCTTTGTCTTCTAAGCCATATTGATATAAGTCATAGAAATGATTACGTCCCATCGGCGTACCAATAAATAATGCCTTACCTTTTAAGTCTGCCAGTGCTGGTCTAAGAATCTGTTCAAACACAGCAGGCTTCATGTCTGCGTATTCATCTAACACAACAAACTTTAACGATACACCACGCATTGTCTCTGGTCTGTCTGCACCTTTAAGACTGATCTGTGCACCGTTGACCAGACGAATCTGCATATTATTGACGTGGGACGATTCAATGACTGGGTGTCCCAACTCCAATAACGTAAGCCACATAATATCCCTGGCTTGGCCTTGCGTTGGTGCTACATACCAGACATGACCTTTATTGGTCTGTAATGCCTCGACTATGAGCATCCATGCTGCTAGTCTACTTTTACCAGTTCTACGGCCTGCAGCAACTACCTTGAAACGAGTATCATCGTTCCATACTTGCTGCTGCCAAGGAAGTAACTTAATCTCTAGATTCAAAGTCTACATCCTCAGCGTCAATAATGTCATCTGCTTCTATCTTTGTATCAGCAATGCCGCTGATGTTGATAGTGATGCCAGCCTTACCACCAGTCTTATCCTTTTCAAAGTAAGACAGCGGTAACAGCCTATCAGCACACATCTTGAGCATCGCTGCCTGGTCCTTATCGGTAGGGTCCAAGGCTTTCTTGATGATAGTCTCAATGATGTGGTCACCTTTGGTGGTGAGAAGCCTCGCATGAAATTCTCTTATGCGTGCTGCTTCACCAGGAGGTCTGCCACGAAGTTCTCTTTTCTTCTTGGCTGCGATTGCAGTCTTCTTCGGTCTGCCGGCACCCTTCGGATTCTTAGTCGGCACAGGAACACTGGCCTGTGCAGGCGAAGATAACACATCCGTGGAAGAAGACACAAGAACCATATCTTGGTCTTTTATTTCCAATTATTTATCCTTTTTTGTATCTATATAGTGTACATCGCTTAACGCTGTCGGGGTAACTTAGAGGGAGGTTTTTATCTTTAACCTCCCTTGCTATCGTTCGCTGATGTAGCAATATAGAAGCGAGTATAGCATATTTTTACTATTTTGTCAAGTAATTTCTTAAGTGCACAGATTTGCTCAATGTTGTGAGCAATATTACTCACTACTCAGTCCTTCGCAGTGCACGTTTTCCAATGCTAATTTCATAGTTATAAACTATCAGTGCTAAGTCTTTGATATTATTGCTCTATTATGACACATAATTAAGTCTATTTTGCTCTTTTTTGTGTCGGTAGTGATGCAACATTATTACAGCAAAGCATCATACCCCACCCCCCGGCTATGTTAGTTAGTGCTTACTTACACAAGTGGTTAATTATTGACCAGTAAAGTTAGTAAGTGCTCACTAGCTGGTTAATTATTGACCAGTGCCGCACCAATATAGTGCATGGGGCAGTGTTGCACCCTATTGATGCATCCATGCACCATCATAGTGCGCTATCAATAACCATGCCATGGTGCACCGCAATAGTGTTGTATTTACACACAATGGCTTGTGGCTGTCCTTAGGTGAAAACCCTATACTGTTATTTCATACAGTGTCATCGGCCTGGGATGGCTTGTGGCTGTCAGTGATAATAACCCTATGGTTTATCTGGTATGATTCTATTGTGTATATAGGTATAAGCGGCACATTTTTAACCTAGTACTTATCGGAGAATAAAAAATGCATAAAACACTATTGACTGTAGATTCCAATGCCAAGACGGTAAAAGGCCAGGAATTCGGCTTTATGACCGGCATTCTATATATGGCACCCGCAGATATATCAGGCTATAACGTTTGCTCCATGGCCGAATTAGCAGGTTGCAAGGCCGCCTGTTTATACACTGCCGGCAGGGGCGCCATGAATTCGGTGCAGGCCGCTAGAATCAGCAAGGCGAAATTTTTCTTTTCCAATCGCCAGGCATTCATGGAAATTCTAGTGAAAGATATCAAGGCCCTAGTCCGCAAGGCCAATAAAAAGGGAATGATTCCGCTTGTCCGCTTGAATGGTACGTCCGATATAAAATGGGAAAACGTCCGCTTTGATTATGGATTCGGAAACGAGCAAATTACAATTTTTGACTTGTTTCCCGAAGTACAGTTTTACGATTACACAAAAATCGCTAACCGGCAAAATTTGCCTGCCAATTATGACTTAACATTTTCCTATTCCGGCACGTTAGCGTTTCAAAAATACGTTACTCAGGCTATAGAATCGGGAATGCGCATCGCTGCAGTATTCCGTAATCGTGCCGACATTCCGGCCAAGTTTTTAGGCCTTGATTGCATTGACGGGGACAATAGCGACATTCGGCACATTGACCGAAAAGGCGTTATAGTCGCCTTATACGCCAAGGGCAAGGCCAAAAAAGATACTTCGGGCTTTGTTATCGATACACCTAAGCGACTGATTCCGTTACAATTGGCCGCTTAATCAATCAATTTTTAACATTATGGGGGTTTCACTATGATTACACCGTACACTAAGCGCCAGGAAAGTATGATTGTCTCAAATGTAATGAAAGCCGTTGACAATCCGGCTAAACTATCGAAACAAGCTTACAAGTATCTCTATTTGTGCTCCGGCTTCATAGCGCATTATGATCACGGGGGTTTCATATCGTATTATCAACGTCATAGTCTTAAAGCCGATATCTTACGGTTTCGGGATTCCAATCAATGGAAAAATTTCACTCCGAACGACCGGGATTATCAGTACTATAAAAGCAAGGCCGATATTTATAACCGAATCATTCAATCAATAGGGGCTTAACTATGGAATACGCTACACTCAGAGAGAAAATCGCAGCCGAAAAGGCCGAACGTGTTAACCGATACGCCAAGTATCAGGAAATCATTGACAAAGCTTATAAGGCCGGGATTGAAGCCGGAAAGAATGCAAGGCCGATTCCGATGTACGTTATCGATCAAGGGATTCCAATCGATCGTATCGATGACGGGGCCTGCGGATTCGCATGGATTGCATTTCCTGGTAATACGTCATTCGGGAAATGGGCTAAAAAGCAAGGCCTTGCACGTTCGCACTATCCTAGTGGGCTTTGCGTATGGGTTAGCGAATTCGGCCAAAGTGTAGACCGAAAAGACGCATTCGCAGGCGCATATGCTAAAGTCTTAAAAGATAACGGGATAGACGCCTATTCCGGCAGCCGATTAGACTAGGACAGTGTTATCCTATAGCGTCTCTGTCTCAGGGGCGCTATGGGGCTAATATTGGCCTTAAAATGGAGGTTTTAATCATGGACTACTATCTTGCTTTTCAAATCGCTGGCCTGTTGCTGGCCTTGGGCGCTGTCGTGCAAATAATGAAACCTTGGAACATTAAGTGAGGAAACCATGAAACCAGGAAGAAAACTTTTGATCAATGCATCAAATGACGATATCAAAGCCGTGGCGGCAAAACGAGGATTACAGTTTTCTGATGAGGACTGCGAGGACTTGCGGAAGAATCCCTTGTCGTTTTGCTGGGGTTCCAATGGCAGGGAAACCGTAGCGTATGCCGTTGACGATTTTGCTAGAGCGTTCGAAGGATAGACCATGAAACTCATGACCTACGGCGGCGTCTTAATCGAGCAATGCGAGTACACTGGGCGGTGTTACATCAGCGACTATTGTCGATGGTTTAATTCGCTAAGGTCAGCAAAGCACTCAATCACGAAGAGGAAAGGCGGTAAAGCATGAACGATCTACACTGGCAAGAAAATGGATTACTAGGCTATTATCTTGGCCTTAGTGATATTGTCTCCATCTGTAAAAAGCAGAGCACTGCAATCCCTTGGGACTATATCGAAAGGCGATTAGTAGAATTACGCACTGAGCATGACAAACTACACCAAGCGGGATGACAATGAAACTACGACATCTTGACCTATTTAGTGGTATAGGTGGTTTTTCTCTTGGCCTTGAGCGCACGGGAGGGTTTCAAACTGTGGCCTTTTGCGACAGTGATAAAAAGACCCACTTAGTCCTAAAAAAGCATTGGCCCAATGTGCCGATATTTGATGATGTATCTACTTTAAAAGGAAAAGACCTTGGAACAGTTGAAATTATTACAGGAGGATTTCCCTGCCAGGATTTGTCAGTCGCAGGAAAAGGCGCAGGACTCGCAGGAGCAAGAAGTGGCCTTTGGTGGCAATTCCACAGGCTCATTGAAGAAACGCAGCCGAAGTATGTCATCGCAGAAAATGTCGCAGTGCTTCGATCTAGAGGATTGGATCAAGTGCTCAGGTCGTTCCATCAGATCGGGTATGATGCGGAGTGGCACTGTATACCCGCTTCAGCCGTTGGCGCACCTCACCAAAGGGACAGAATCTGGATTGTGGCCTACCCCAACGGCGATGACAGGCGGTCAGGGAGTAGCGCCGAGCCACATCAACGGCAAGCATGGATGGAATCTAGGCGCAGCGGTGAACGATTCAGTGAGCGAGAAACCGAACAAGCTTTGGCCTACTCCGAGAGCGTGGGATTGGAAGGATTCGGGATACGAACCATCGGCACAGAGCAGAAAGAGTCCTTGCCTACCCGCAGCAGTTGTATTGTCCGAGCAATTAACAAGTCCGACTTCTGGGAAGTTGAACCCCAATTGGGTAGAGTGGCTGATGGGATACCCAACAGGGTGGACAGACTTAAACAACTAGGAAACTCTCTAGTGCCTCAGATACCTGAGTTAATTGGTTATGCTATACTTCAAAAGGAGCAACTGAAATGATGCTTACAGTAGACGAAATCCTAGACATTGCTGACGCTAAACTTGACATCAGCGACTTTGGGAATTGGTATGGTAACGATGACGCTATCGTTGAATTCGTGTGCGAAGTGCTCAAAAGAGAAAGTGAGAAAGAAAATGGCATGGTTGCTTGATAACCCTGAGAAAGAATACATTGAATCCTGCAAGACTGATGTAATGAAAACATGGCGAAGGTTTGGATTCATTCCTCCATCGGAGCAAAAGGTAGACTTTAAAGAAAGCCTTGATGCTTTGGACAATCTAACCATAAGAGGGACAGATGAGAAACTTCGTGGCAAAATATGCTCAGAGAAGCGGAGCAGGGAAACACAAGAGAAAAAACAAGGATAAAGGGGACACACTAATGCGATGCGCTGCTTGTAATGAAATTTTAACCGACTATGAGGCATCGGTGAGGTCTGTCTTTAGTCGTGAATATGTCTCACTGTGTAAACACTGCCTGGGAACGATTAAAACCGACTGTGTCGCCGTTGGGAACATCAACCTGATGTCAGACCTAGACGATGTGCACGAAGCCGACAGTGAGGCTGAAAATGGCCTTAGCGGCGATTTCCCTGATGATGACTACTATATGGACATCAGAAATGACCGCTGACGGGGTGGCACGATTCTTGCTATTAAAGACTATATTGATACTATAGTGCTATAGCACTAATGATACTATAGTGCTATAGCACTAATGATGCTAATGATTTATATTTATAATTATTCTTTTATCAATGTTGTTACATCAATGAAAGGTAGGGCTAAGTGGAAAAAATCGATCAAGAACGATTCTATTGGTTCACCGTGCAGGACACTTCAGAACTTTTTGTGCACAACAACATCAATGTGGAAACTTTCCTTGGGGATGTGTTAGATTCTGTCCTCCGTGTCAGGCCTGAGTGCAGGCAGGCCTTCCAAATCCTGCGTATTCTTGACCAAATTAGTCAACTAAAGGACATTGATGATGCAAACGACATCGCAATCGAAGTTTTTAAGGCATGAAGCGTGTGACTCATGCGGCAGCAGTGATGCCAAAGCTGTTTACTCTGATGCCTCTGCCTATTGTTTCAATTGTAAGACCTATTTTAAGGCCTCTGACGGCCTTGCTGCCTCTACTGAGGGGAAGATACTACCCATGACCAACAAAGCCGTTGTAGGCCAAATTAAGCCTATTGCTGGGCATTTTAAAAGCATACCTGAGCGTGGTATCACCAAAGCCACCTGTGAAGCCTACGGAGTGCTTCAGACAGACACTGAGCACTACTATCCCTACACCGATGCCAAAGGCACGGAAGTGGCCTACAAGGTTAGAGTTGTCCCAGACAAGTTATTCAGGAGTCAAGGCAATATCAAGGATGCTTTACTCTTTGGTCAGTCGATGTGGAACAAAGGTGGTAAGTATGTGACCATCGTTGAAGGTGAACTTGATGCACTAGCGGCTTATCAGATGATGGGGTCAAAGTATCCTGTGGTGTCCATCAAGAATGGTGCACAGTCAGCAGTCAAGGACTGCCAGGCACAATATGAATGGCTTGACAGTTTTGATTCTATCGTGTTAGCATTCGATAGTGATGAACCAGGCAAGGAAGCTGCTGATGAAGTGGCTGAGTTGTTTGGTAGCAAGGTCAAAGTCATGAAGATGGGCCAAGGCTATAAAGATGCCTGCGACTATCTTAGGGATAACAAATCTGCTGACTTTGTGAAGGCGTGGTGGGCAGCAGAGCAATATGTGCCTGATGGCATTGTGGCCGGCTCGGACTTGCTTGAGTTGGTCATGCAGCCGTTAGAGAAGTCAGTCGCACATTATCCCTATGCCGGCTTAAATGGCATGACAGGTGGAATCCGTGCACAAGAGATGGTGGTTGTTACTGCCGGCTCTGGCCTTGGTAAGTCACAGTTCATGCGAGAGATAATCTGGCAGTTGTTGTGTGAAACAAAAGAGAACATCGGCATTATGTTCTTGGAAGAGTCAGTAAAGAGGACTGCACTATCTCTGATGTCGCTGGCAATCAATAAACCATTACACTTGTCTGAGGTAGAAGCTGATGATAGAGAAAAGAAGGAGGCCTTCGATAAAACACTCGGAAGCAATCGACTCTATTTTTATGACTGCTTTGGTTCTACTGCTATTGACAACATTATCAATCGGGTTCGCTACTTTGCTCGTGGGCTTGATTGCCGTTTTATCCTCTTAGACCATGTGTCCATCGTTGTCTCAGCACAGGACCACGGTGATGAGAGAAAAGCAATCGATGAAATCATGACCAAATTGAGAATGATCGTGCAGGAATTGGGCATAACCTTGTTTGTGGTGTCCCACCTCCGTAGGCCTGATGGCAAAGGCCACGAGGAAGGCGCTGCCACCAGTCTGTCCCAATTAAGAGGCTCAGGAAGTATTGGACAATTGGCAGATATGGTGTTAGGATTAGAAAGAGCAGCACAACATGAAGACCCTATTGAGAGGAACACTACCAGGGTTAGAGTCATAAAAAATCGTTACAGCGGCGAGACTGGTAAGGCCTGTGCGGTGCTCTATGACAAATACAGTGGCCGCATGACAGAAATCAATGAGGCTTCACTTTAAGGAGAAGAACACATGACATCAGCGGCACTGATAGGTTTGTTTGCTTTTATTTCTTCGGTATTGAAAGGACTAAAATGATTGAGACCTGGTCTTCATCGAAAGTCAATGCTTATCTTGAAGATAAAGATAAAGAGATTGACCAGCTACAAGATGAGATAAGGACTTTGACAGAACAACGTGATGATGAAGAGGCACGAGTCAAGGTCTGTGTAAAGTTTCTGAGAGAACTGCTGCATCCAGAGTATTTTGGATGGTCAGTCAATCAGGAAGTAAGAGAGCAAGCAAGAAAAACCTTAATCAACATTGGAGAGTTTTATGAAACAGTCGGAACTGAAACTAAAATTGGATAACTACATCGGCTTTGATGACGATGGCTATCTGGAGTGCTCGGTATTTCTAGGCAACGGAGATGACCCCATCATCAATGAAAAGTTTTCGATGAAGGACATCGTCAAAGAGTTTATCGATGTTCGATCAAGCAAACTGGGTTTTGATAAGATGTATGACCAGCAGCGTGATATGGTCATCAAGACTCTAGAAAAGTCTATTGAGGCTCTCAAGAAGGCTGCATGAGTGCTTGGTTGATTATCGTCACAGGCATGATATACGCCTACATTGCTGTGGAGCAAGGCATCAAAGGCAACACAGCGATGTTGGTCGTATACGGCGGTTATGCCTTTTCTAACATTGGTCTTTACCTAATGGCGACAAAATGACTATCATACCGTTTTTGTGGTTAATGCTGGCTACGATACTGTTTGCACTGTGGAGGTCCTATGGTGAAGGTTAGCGGTGTCCCCTATGAAGTAACACTAACGCCTTGGAATCCGTTAGACTACATCAAAACAAAGGAACAACTTGATGAGTATGTCACTGCCTACTCCGCAGAACTAGAGCGTGAAAATGCTATGATGAGAGCACGGATGGACAGGCTAGAGAATGAACTTAGAATCTCAGAAGAGTTAGTTAATCGCCTGAACATCGAAGTTATGAATCTGAGACTTAACAAATGAAACCAATTAGTGTAACATCAGCAATAAATAAGAACGGTGTATTGACACTGTATGTATTAACCGATGATGGAACAATTCTGAAGAAAGCAGACGATGAGACAAGATGGCAGCAAATCGATGCTATTCCTGGACATAGAAACGAACAGCAAAGCCAGCCAAATCTGGTTAGTAGTGACAAAGGACGCAAGAAGCGGGGAAGTTAGATGTCATCGCAAGGCAGACACTTTATTAAAAATGTTAGAGGACAAGCCATTGTTAGTGGCACACAACGGAATCGGATTCGACTTCCCGATATTGAACAGGCTATGGAATACGAAGATAGTTCCATCGATGTGCATCGATACCCTGGTCATGTCAAGGCTGATGAATCCAAACCGAGACGGAGGCCACAGCATAAAGGAGTGGGCCTTAAAGTTAGGGACAGAAAAGATTGACTTCCAAGACTTTGATGCCGGCTGGTCTGAGGAAATGCAGACCTATTGCATCAGGGATGTGGATGTGTTGGAGAAGGTTTACTATAAACTTTTAGAGGAACAGAAACAATATGGCTTCTCAGAAGACTCAGTCGAACTTGAGCACCAAGTCGCAATCATCATCGCAAAGCAAGAGCGAAACGGCTTTAGATTCGATATGCCTAACGCTATGGTCTTATTGGCAGAACTTAAAACTAAAATGGTTTCCATCGAAGATGGATTACAGCAAATCTTCCCTCCCATCGTCACCGAAAGAGTCAGCGAAAAAACAGGTAAGAAACTCAAAGACGGTGTCGAAGTCTTCAACCCAGGCTCAAGGCAGCAAATCGCCAAGAGGCTCCAAGAAAAAGGATGGAAGCCAAAAAAGTTTACCGAAAAAGGCCAAGCGATAGTTGATGAATCCACTCTTGCAGGCGTTAATATTCCAGAAGCCAAAGCAATCGCAGAATACCTACTCATACAGAAACGGGTGGCTCAGATTGAATCCTGGATTGATGCTACAACAGAGGACGGACGGATTCACGGTAAGGTCATCACCAACGGAGCGGTCACAGGCAGAATGACACACAGTAGCCCAAATATGGCTCAGGTGCCTTCGGTAGGATCAGAGTATGGTGCAGAGTGTCGCAGTCTCTTCACCGTGCCACAAGGTTATAAATTGGTCGGTGCTGATGCTGCATCGTTAGAGTTGCGTATGCTTGCACACTATATGAAAGATGAGGACTATGCTAAAGAAATCGTTGAAGGTGACATCCACACCAAAAACCAAACTGCAGCGGGTCTTCAAACACGAGCGCAAGCGAAGACATTCATCTACGCTTTACTATACGGGGCAGGACCTGCCAAGATCGGGAAGATTGTTGGTGGTTCGGCAGCGCACGGTCAGAAACTCATCGATACTTTTCTTCGGAACACGCCGGCTTTGCAACGCCTTCGCAAAACGGTTGACAAGTTATCGATACAAGGGACGCTACCAGGTCTTGACGGTAGGAAACTATACATTCGTTCCGCACACGCAGCACTTAACACGCTACTACAAAGTGCTGGTGCGATAGTGATGAAGAAGGCTTTGGTCTTACTTGACACTGAACTTAGGCGGTACAAGTTAGATGCAAACTTTGTTGTGAATGTGCATGATGAATTCCAGTTAGAGGTCAAGGAAGAACACGCACAGAAAGTAGGGGAATTAGCAGTTGACAGTATTAAAAAAGCAGGTGTAAAATTGAACCTGCGGTGTCCACTGGACGGTGAATACAAGATTGGAGATAATTGGTGTCAGACACATTAGACGAATTACCAGAGCCGGACACAGCAATTCTTATTGCAGTTGTGGATAAGGAAGTTCATGTGGCATACTCTAAGAACCTGGAAAGTAAATTTGATGATTTGCTTGACATTTTAGATACTGCTGCTATGATGGTGGCTGAAGAGCAAAAGAAGAAGTTAGACCCTAGTATCAAAATTCATTGACCTAAAAGGAGAATCAAATGAATGACGTAGCAAAACCTGTAAAGGTTAAAGCCACAATTATGTGGTGCTTTCACAATAAGCCTAACGATATGTCAGGCAAGTTCCAGGTAGACTTGTGTAACCTATCTGATAACGCAGTGAAGGCTTTGGAAAGCATTGGCCTTGAAGTGCGTAAGCGTGAAGACAAGCCAGAGAAAGGCTTTTACATCACTTGCAAGAGCACTGTGCCGATGAAAGTATTCGATGCCACTGGCAGTGATTTAGGCAATGTAGCCATTGGTAACGGATCTACAGCGACTGCTGTAGTTGGTACTTATTCATGGTCGTGGAAGAACAAGAAAGGCACTTCTGCGTCCCTGACTAAGATGGTGATTGATAGTCTGGTTGCCTTTGATGCCAGTGAGGCAGAAGAGGCTGAAGAAGAAGTTCTGTAAACATAACCGAAAGGATAATTATGTACGTTGTAAAATTGAATGGTCGTAAAATTACACTGAAGTCTCTGTCTGGTTTTAAGAACTACGAATCTGCTCGTAACGCACTTCGTAAGTATCTTCGTGCACGAGGTCAAGGCCGTATTCACGGACAACTTGGTTACTCCATCGCACGAGTGTAATCAGTGATCGCACTTGTTGATGGCGACATTATCGCTTATACAATCGCTGCTGGATGCGAGGACTATGACGATAAGACCGCTATCAGCAAGTGCTCTGAATATCTTGAAGACCTCGTATATATTCATGCTGGTTGTGATGACGCTGATGGCTGGCTCACAGGCTATCAGAATTTTCGTACAACAGTAGCAAAGACAAAGCCATATAAAGGCACTAGAACACAAGAAAAACCTAAGCACCTAGAGTTACTTAGGACATACCTAAACACCGCTTGGAATTTTAGTATTGAGCAGTATCAAGAAGCCGATGATGCTCTTGGTATTGCTGCTTATTCGCTGGACCCTGAAGAGTACGTTATTTGCACCACCGACAAAGATTTAAACATGATTCGTGGCTGGCACTATAACTTCAGAAAGAATGAGAAGTTTTGGATTGATGAAGATGAGACGCTGTATAACTTCTATACACAGGTGCTCACCGGCGACAGGACTGACAATGTGCCTGGACTGAAAGGTGTCGGTCCTAAGAAGGCAGAGAAGATTTTAAAAGGCTGTAAGACTGAATATGAGTTGTATGATGCTGTGCTCAAGGCATACGACAACGATGAAGAATATCTAACTGAACAGGCGACACTATTATGGATACGAAGAAAACCAAATCAGGTCTGGAAAAAGCCCCGATAGTTTACGTTGAATGGGTTGATGCTGTATCAGATGCTGGCTGGCAAGAAAACACAAAGACAGAAATTCATCGGTGCCTCACGATTGGCTGGATTGTGTCAGAGTCGGACGATGCCATCTGTGTCGCCAACACAGTCAGCATGGACTCCAGCAACGCCAGGATGCACATACCGAAGTCGTGGATTAAAACTAGGAAGGAAATCGACATTGAAGCCATCATCAGCGAAAGCAAAGGGAAGAGTTCTCCAGCAGTTCGTAAGGGACCTAATAGTCGCAAAGTTCGGACTGGAACCTGATGATGTTCGTTCAGTTAGCATGGGCGTGTCGGGAGAGGACCTGCTTCTTAGTCCAGCAGCCAGACGGAAGTTACCGATCAGTATGGAATGCAAGTCCAGAGCAAGCATCTCAGTATATGGACATTATCAACAAGCGAAGGACAACTGTAGAGGATACGAGCCAGTGCTCATCATCAAGCAAAACAGAGATAAGCCCTTGGTTGTGGTAGACTGTGATTATTTTTTTGAACTGTTAAGGAGAGTAAGCAATGACAACGTATAGATTCATCTACGAAGGCCAAGAGTTTGATGACAGGTTTGATAGTCCGTTTCCGTCTGAGACAGTAATTGAGTCGAGGCATGACTTTGGTCCTGACCAGCCTTGGCATCCGATTCTGTGGCAGTTCTGCCGCTTCCTTGAGCACGTTGGCTTTGAAGGTGTACGCCAGAAAGTTAAGATTGATGGTGACCTCAATGAGTGTTTATTCCAGCGTTACTTTGAAGATAAAAAGTACACCGAAGAAGATATTCAGGACTACTACGATGCGCTGAATGAGGATGCCGAATGAAACTACTGATGCTAGACATCGAAACAAGCCCCAATACTGCACACATATGGGGCCTTCGTGACCAGTACATCAGTCCTGAGCACTTGCTAGAGTCATCCTATGTCCTGTGTTGGGCAGCGAAATGGTACGGCAAGAAAGAAGTCATGTTCGATTCTGTGTTCAAGACTAAAGAACCAAAGAATATGCTTCAGCGGATTCATGACCTAATCTCTGAGGCTGATGCTGTGTGTCACTACAATGGCACACGCTTTGACATACCAGTGCTCAATAAAGAGTTTCTACTACATCATCTGGCACCGCCGGCCCCGTATAAACAGATTGACTTGCTAAAGGTAGTTCGCAAAGAGTTCCGTTTTGCAAGCAATAAGTTAGACCACATTGCACAGAGGCTTGGCTTAGGTCAGAAGACCGCACATGAAGGCTATCAACTCTGGGTCAAGTGCATGAACAAAGACCCTGCTGCGTGGAAAGTAATGGAGAAGTACAACAAGCAGGATGTGTTGCTGTTGGAGAAAGTATATGATCGTCTGCTACCTTGGATTAAGTCTCACCCTAATCATAACCTCTTCAACGGTCACGGTTGTCCCAACTGTGGAAGCGGGAGACTGCAAAAGCGTGGATTTACCTACACCACCACCGGAACCTTCCAAAGATTCCAGTGTACGGATTGTGGTTCCTGGTCCAAATCCTCCAAAGCAATAAAGGAGCACGCCAGTGTCACAGCAGCATAAAACATTAGGCGACTACATCGCAACAAAGCAGATTGGCGGTGACCACTACAAGACTGGCATTCAGCCCTGGGATGTGTTCCTAGATTGGGAGTTAGACCCTTGGCTATGTAACGTCATCAAGTATGTACAGCGCCATCATCGCAAGAACGGCAAAGAGGACCTAGAGAAGGCATTGCACTACCTAGAGTTTGCTCTCGCTAACTACGATAGGATTAAGAAGTCTTACTATGAGTGAAGCGTCTCTCTACAGCCGTAATATGCTCAAAGGCATTGCTGAGTTGAAGAAAGGCAATTGGCTTCCTGGCTTTAACCTGTTTGAGTATCGTGTGTATAATCCAGTCAAGATTGCTCTTGGTGCTAAAACACCATTAGCACGAGCACCAGAGTGGATTCCTGGCCTTGATGTTGTGAACCGCAACATAGTCATCACGAATGAGCAAGGCATGGGCGACAACATCATGTATAGCCGCTTTATAACACTGCTTAGAGAACTGAAGTTGAAGTCTGTCTCTGTGGCTATGACGAGGAACTTAAATCCCCTTATATCCCAGATTGAAGGATGTGATGGCATCGTCAGCGACATGGACTGTCCATCACAGGCTGTTCGTGTCAGAGCACTATCACTGCCTTCGTTGTTGTTACAATACAGCCTTCTTCCGTCAAAACAACCTGAGAAGGTCTACGGCTCTGAAGGCTACTTTAAGTTTGATGTGGAGAAGACAGACAAGGTTGGGTTTTGTTGGAAAAGTGAAAACTCTTCGTGGAACGCTGAAGCAAAGAAAATACCACAAGAGTTAGCAGAGAATTTTTATAATAAGTTGAAAAAACACAAAGATGTAGTATCATTGCAGATTCAGCCTGATTTCATGCCTAGTTATCTTGATGGCAGGGACTGGCTGGATACGGCAAAGAAGTTGGCTGCCTTAGATGCAATCGTGACTATCGATACGGGAGTTGCACACTTGGCAGGAGCGTTGGGGGTGAGGACTATCAATCTTATTGGTGCGGCTGAATATGCTGGTTGGTTTTATCATCCAGTAAATTCACCGACAACACCTTGGTATGATTCGATGGAACTTGTATGGTATGAACCATTTACTAATTGGAAGGCAGGGCTGGATGAAGCACTGAAGAGGTTATGTCGCTAACACTACGAGATATTATGGAACGCATGAGCAAGTTAGACGAAATCACTCTGTTAGAAGTCTTAAATATCTCATCAGAGGAATTAGTAGAAAGATTTGCAGATAAGATTGAAGATAAGTTTGATGAACTGGAGATAGACCTAGATGACTAAAATGAATAACTATTCTGAATTTATTGCAAAGAGTCGATACAGTCGGTTCTTGCCTGAGATGGACCGCCGTGAGCACTGGCACGAAACAGTGAATCGGTACATGGTGTTTATGTATAAGCACCTGCAAGACAAACACAACTACAAGATTAGTGATGAGTTGTACAAAGAACTCAAAGATGCAATCATTAACCTGGAAGTGATGCCTTCAATGCGGTCTATCATGACTGCCGGCAAGGCACTTGACCGTGATAACACTGCTGGCTACAATTGTTCATACTTGCCTGTCGATGACCCAAAGGCCTTTGATGAGGCTATGTATATCCTGCTGTGTGGCACAGGCGTAGGCTTTTCTGTGGAGCATAAATATGTCAATGAATTACCTGAAGTCCCTGACCAGTTGTTTGACTCTGAGACTGTTATTTCGGTTGCAGACTCTAAAGAAGGGTGGGCTAAAGCACTACGCCAACTCATCGCTCTACTATACTCTGGGGAAGTGGCAAGGTATGACCTATCCAAAATTAGACCTGCAGGAGCCAGGCTCAAAACTTTTGGAGGACGTGCCTCTGGTCCAGGGCCTTTGGATGAACTTTTTAAATTCACTGTTGCCAAGTTTAGAGCAGCCGCAGGTAGAAAACTTACATCAATCGAATGTCATGATATTCTGTGTAAAATCGGGGAAGTTGTTGTTGTGGGTGGAGTACGGCGATCAGCAATGATTTCATTGTCTGACCTTGAAGATGACCGAATGAGGGGAGCAAAAAGTGGAGACTGGTGGACACACAATGGACAACGAGCACTCGCTAACAACTCAGCAACTTACATTACTAAACCAGATATTGGACAGTTTCTTTCTGAATGGACAAGCCTTTATAACAGTCACTCTGGAGAGCGTGGTATCTTCTCACGAGCCGCAAGTAAAAGTCAGGCTAAGAAAAACGGAAGACGTGATGGAGATTACGACTTCGGAACTAATCCCTGTAGCGAAATCATATTACGACCCTATCAGTTCTGTAACCTTACAGAAGTCGTTGTACGGGCAGAAGACACTGTAGAGTCGTTAGCCAGGAAAGTACGCATAGCAACGATTCTGGGCACATTCC